TACAGTAGAGGATGCTAACGTAGATAGTATCATTCCTTTTGTGATAGATAGGTATAAACGCTCAGAAGATTATAGATATCAAGATGAGCAGAGATGGCTAAAAGCATATAAGAACTTTCGGGGGATTTACGATTCTACTACTCAGTATCGTGATTCTGAGAGGTCAAAGGTATTTATAAAGATTACCAAAACTAAAGTGCTTGCTGCTTATGGGCAGATTGTAGATATCCTGTTTGCTAATAAGAAATTTCCTATTGTAGTCGAACCTACCCCTGTTCCAGAAGGAATAGCGGAGTTTGCTCATATAGGTACACCACTTGACGATATCATTGACCCGTACGGTTTTGATGGTGACGGTAGAGAATTACCTTTTGGTGCAACGCAAGCTACTGGGGGTGATTTCTTAGGCGGGTTACAAGGAAGATATCAGAACGCGAACTTAAAAGAAGGTCCAGCTTTGATGGGGGAACCTCAGATAAGCCCGGCTCAAAAAACAGCATTGAATATGGAAAAGCAAATCCATGACCAACTGTTGGATACAAGTGCAGTTAACGTTATGCGTAGTGCTATTTTTGAATCTGCATTACTAGGAACGGGGGTGGTAAAAGGGCCGTTTAACTTTTATAAACGTATTCATAAGTGGGAACGTAGTGACCAAGGAGAACGTATGTATACGCCGTATGAGCGTATCGTTCCTCGTATTGAGCATGTTCCTATTTGGGACTTTCACCCTGACCCTTCTGCAACCAGCATTGAAGACTGCGAATACGTTATCCAACGTCATAGAATGAACCGACAGCAAATACGAGGACTTATAAATCATCCTCATTTCAATAGCGTTGCTATCGAAAATGCTCTTGCCACTGGTCCAAATTACAATGACAAGTATTACGAAGATACTATTCGAGAGGATGAAACTGAAGCGTACTATCAAGAAGGGCGTTTTGAAGTTTTAGAATACTGGGGAGTACTTGATTCATATCTAGCAAAAGAGGCAGGATTAGAAGAAGCAGACCAAATGAGTCCGTTTGACCAAGTGCAAGTCAATGTGTGGGTTAGTGGTAACGAAATTCTTCGTTGTGTAGTAAACCCGTTTACTCCCGCTCGTATTCCTTATCAGGTGTTTCCGTACGAAATCAACCCATATCAAGTATGGGGAGTTGGTATTGCAGAGAATATGGAAGATGCTCAAATGCTGATGAACGGACACGTTCGGATGGCAATCGATAATCTTGCCTTGGCAGGTAATCTTGTATTTGATGTGGATGAGGCAAGTCTTGTACCGGGACAGAACATGGATATTTTCCCCGGTAAAATATTCCGTCGTCAGTCAGGGGTCACAGGCACAGCAATCAACGGACTAAAGTTTCCTAACACTGCACCTGAAAACATTCAGATGTATCAGATTAGCCGACAGCTTGCTGACGAGGAAACAGGTCTGCCATCCATCATGCACGGACAAACAGGTGTGACAGGCACAGGGCGCACCGCATCTGGTCTGTCAATGCTACTGGGGGGAGCAAGTCTTTCCCTCAAGACAGTTATTAAAAATATCGATGACCACTTGTTGAAACCCTTAGGTGAAGCATACTTTCAATGGAACATGCAGTTTAATGACGATGCACCTGACATTGAAGGCGACCTTGAAATCAAACCACGAGGCGTACCTGCAGTCATGCAGAAAGAAGTACGCAGTCAGCGACTTACTACTTTACTGCAGACAGCATCCAATCCGTCTCTTGCACCGTTTATCAAGATACCAAACTTGGTACGTGAACTTGCTATCGCACAAGACATCGACCCTGATAGCTTGGTAAATGATGTTAACGAAGCGCAGATTTTTGCAGAGATATTAAGAGGATTACAAAATGCTCAACAAGACACAGGCCAGCAAGGTCAGCCCACTGGTGGCGAACAAGGAAGCATGGAACAGTCTGGACCAACACCTGCAGGAGCAAATCCAAATGACGCTTCGGGCGTTGGTGGCGGCACAATCGGAACTGGAAGTGTTCCGGTTGCAGGGGAAGATAACTTCACTGGAACAAATCAAGGGACTGAAGGCTGATTACGAAGCTGCAATAAAGGAAAGCATAAGTGGGCAATAGCATACTTGATAGTTACATGGCAAATCTTGCAGGCAGAACGGGTGCTGCAGGCGTAGCCACGGGCATGTTATATCAGCAGCGGACGGGCAGGTCTTTTCTTCCTTACATGGGGAAGCCAAAGGTATCTCGTGGTGCAGCAGAGGCCGGTGGAGTTGCACGAGAGTTAGGGTACGAAGAAAGTGGTCCTAGCGGTCCGCAGCCTACCGCAGGCGATAGAATAAAAGATGAAAACAACGATGGTATTCCTGACGGGATTAATATTGTATCTGGTACAGGAGATACATTCAGAGTATTGCCAACAAAAACAGGCAGTTTTACACAAATAAGTCAACGTTACGATGAACAGGTAAAGAAAGAAAAACAAGAAGCTCTAGAAAAGCAGCTTACTGTAAAAGGCGTAAGTTCAAAATTAAAAAGTTTAGTTAAAAAAGAAGCAGGTCGTGCGCTAGGTATTCCTGATAGTAGATTTGATATCGCAAGTGGAAGGGACGTTATTGCAGGAGGTGTAAAAACAGGTATACCCCTGATAGATTTTGCACAACCTTTAGGTCAAAAAGCATTTGAAAAGTTTACGTTGCCAAAGATAGAAAAGGCGGCTGCACAGGCTGCGTTAGGGGCAGAAGGATTTGGTGTATTTACGTTAGGGGGAGGTGTAACAATAGGTATGACTCCCGATGGAATAGTAGGCGACGTAGATAACTTTCTTGACCGCACAGGGCGCACCCGAACCCAACTTGAAAATGAATTAAGAGATAAGATATCTGCTGGGCTAGGCGGTGGATATTTGCAAAACATGTATCAAGAATATACGAGCAGCCCGATTACACCTTTAACACCAGAAGCAAATATTAAAGGTCGCTACATGTACGAGCAGAGCATAATCGGTTCTACTTTAGACGACGAATTAAAAAGTGAACTGCTTGGTGGTGCAGACCTCAGACCAACTATAGATTACACGTTTGCTTATGAAGATGGTACATATGGCAGCGGAAAAACTACAGGGTTTGCTGGTGTGGTTAGACAAGATGCTTCTACAGGAGAGATTATAACTTCTAATACGCCCACTGGTACGTATCGTGATGATTATGAGCAGAGTTCTTCTGATGATGACAATACTGGTGGTGGCGTAAGCTTTAGTGGTTCAGACCCTGCATCTCAACAAGAAGAAATGGAATCTGCAGCAGGTGTAGGTGGTGATTTTGGCGGTTTTGGTAGTTTTTTTAGTAAGGGCGGACGTACTCATATGAAAGAGGGGGGTACGTCAGGTGACCCCATACAAGGAACAGGATTTGTATCTGGCCCACCGAATCAGTTTACAAAGAGTGAGACAGTGGCTGACACAGAGTACCGTCAGGTGCGTGATGGTTCTTTTGTTCTTAATGCACCTACTGTTGAAAGGTTACAGAAGCTAGGAATGTTACCCTCTAGGGTTGACAAACCTAAAAAAGTTGCTAAAATAAAAGCGAGAAAGGGTGGTTTAATTGACGTAGCTTTATCTAAAGGCGAAGTCGTTATTGAACCAGAGGACATTAAAAGCTTTGGTGGCTACGATGCCTTAGAACGCCTCAACAATGTTGGTAAGTCCGAAGTAGACCGTAGACAAGCAAACATGGGCGGTAGAGTAATGGGGTACTCAGGCGGCGGCGGTGTATTAACTCCTAGAGGTGGTATTTTAGGCACAGGTAGAATTGGTATTTTAGGAACGCCTTTCGTATCTGGTGGTTCATCTGATGTAAATCCTCCACCTCCACCCCCTGTTTCATCTGAAGACTCATTTGTAAAAATACAACCTTCTTCTCCTGACAGTTACAAACCTTTTATACCTGAACTTTCTCCGTTTGAAAAGTTGACAGCAGATTTGTTACTTAGATTAGAAGGTAACGAAGCACAGGGGTACGTTCCAAAGAAAATAGGAGATGACCTTAGCGGAGTGAGTATAGGCATTGGATTTGATATAGGTCAACACAGCGTAAAAGATTTAGAACGTATGGGTTTTAATTCTGATATTATTTCTAAATTTACTCCTTACTTAAAAAAACAAGGCGATGAAGCTAGAGCAATTCTAAAACAAGAACCTTTAGAACTAAATGCAGACGAATTAGCCGAAGTAAATAGAATAACGTTACGAAGCAAAATAGAAAGCTTTGATAAGTTTTTCCCTGAATACAAAGATGTTAATGATATTGACCGTGCTGTCCTTATATCTGCGGATTGGATTGGTGGATTAAGACCAACAGAAGAACATCCAAAAGGACGATACAAAACATTTAAAAATACTTTTAGAGATACTTTAAGCATGGAGACTGCAATACAAAAAGGTCTTTTTGCAAGAATAGAGAATAAGGGTGACCCTGAACACAATCGAGCAGAGAAAGCATTAGATTGGATTCAGGAGACAAGGCAAAAGGTACGTAGGAGTAAACCAGTTCCTACCCCAACGCCCCAACCTAATTAGTCAGCTACCCGCACAGCGGCCCTGACGTAACCGAAGCGGCTACCTACAAGCCAAGTAGCCCCGCAAGATGAGGTAAAACAAATGGCAAAAAAAGTTCGCGGACACCGCGCAAATAAACCAAACGATTCCTTTGGAACCATAAACAACAACAATCTTTACAGAGGCGGATACCGTGAAGACGTGTACGCTGAAGAAGACAAGGATGTTGAAGAACAACAGGCGCAGCCTGAAGAAGAAAAAACTGAACCTAGTTTTGTTCAAGGTGAAGCAGAAGTCAAGCATGACTACAAGAAACGCTATGACGATTTAAAACGGCACTATGACGAAAAGGTACAAGAGTTCAAGGACAAAGAGAAACAATTAGAAGCGACCCTCACTGAAGCTACTCGCTCACAAGGTATCTCTCTACCCAAAACAGAAGAAGAACTCGTCAAGTTTAAAGAAGAATTTCCTGACGTGTATGACGTAGTAGAAACTATTGCTACTATGAAAGCAGGTGAACGGGCGCAAATTCTTGAACAGGAACTTGAAACCATTCGTGAAAAAGAACAGAATACAAGGGTTCAAGCGGCATACCAAGAACTTATAAATTCTCATCCTGATTTTAATGAAATTAGACAGGACGAGAAATTCTTAGGATGGTTAGAAGAACAACCGCCTAGCATATCCGATGGTATTCTTAAAAACAATACAGACGCTCGTTGGGCTTCACGTGTTGTTGATTTGTACAAAGCTGATGTAAATATCACACCTAAACGTACAAAGAAGAAAAAGGAAGATGCTGCCGTATCTGTAGGTGCTGCGAAAGCACGTGACCTCACAGACTCACGGACTGAAGGTAGGATGTTTAAAGCATCCGACATCGCCAAGATGAAACCTTGGGAGTTTGAAAAGATGGAATCTGAAATCGACTCTGCAAGGGCTGAAGGGCGAATCGACTATAACTCTTAATCCTCAAAGGAAGGGATTGAACAATGGCTTTTGATTCAGCCGCAAGTTACGCAAACTTGCCTTCCGGGAACTTTACCCCGGAAATTTTCAGCCAAAAAGTTCTCAAATTCTTCCGTCGTGCTTCGGTTGCAGAAGATATTACTAATACCGACTACGCTGGCGAAATTGAAAACTTTGGCGATACGGTTCGCATAATTAAAGAACCGACTATCACTGTATCCAGCTATACGCGTGGTTCAGTGGTAAACCCACAGGACTTGGCTGATGACCAGACTACTATGGTTGTTGACCAAGCTAACGCGTTTGCATTTAAGATTGACGACATTGAAGAGCGTCACTCTCATGTAAACTTTGAAGCATTGGCTACTTCTTCAGGAGCATACTCTCTGAAGCGTAAGTACGATGCGAATATCCTCGACCAGATGGCAACTGATGCTGGTCTAAACGGTGAATCCGGTGCAACCACTGCTCAAATTTCAGGCATTGGTACGCTTGGTTCTGCCTTGGATATCGGTGGCAACTCTAGCCCCGGCGATTTAGCTGTAAATACTATGCTTGTCATGGCTGCAGCACTTGATGAACAAACTGTTCCTGAAGAAAATCGTTGGTTTGTTGCTCCCCCATTGTTCTACAAGCACCTATTCTCAGCAGGTGGTAAGTTTGCAGAAGTTCAGGTAACTGGCGACGGCACTTCCCCACTGCGTAACGGTCTTGTATCTTTGGGCAACATTGCTGGATTTACTTGTTACAAGTCAACTGCTCTCGTTTCAAGCGGCGGCACTGACCAAGTAACTGTGTCTGGTCTAGCAACTGACGGAAGTGAGAACATCATTCTTGGTGGTCACCTCTCTTCAACTGCAACTGCTTCGCATATTGCGAAGACTGAAGTTGTACGTTCAACTGAAACCTTTAGCGATATCGTTCGCGGATTGCATGTCTTTGGTCGTAAAGTATTACGTCCAGAAGCTATCGTTCGTGGCGTTGTCAGCTTAGACTAATAAGGGAGACTACTAATGGCGACTTATAATCGTACTGTAACTGGTGGTGGAACTATTGGTCACCCCGGAAATGTTGCACGTCCTTACGTTGTAACTTCACCTGTCTATGACGCTGTAGATAACACTAGCCTTGCTGGTGATGATATTGTACAACTCGTAGACTTGCCTGCAGATACTATGGTAATTGGTGGTTGCTTGGAAGTTCTTGAAGCTTCTGGTAATGCTAATGTTACTCTTGATGTGGGTACATCAACCGACGTTGATGCTTTTGTTGATGGTGGCGGTTCTAACGCTGCTGCTGACATTCAGTTTAACCTGAAAGCTGCAGGTGGTAATATCGTTACTTCTGCTGATACCGTCATGGTAACTGTTTTGGATTCGGGTTCATCTGGAACCACTGCTCTACGCTTCCGCGTTCATGCAGTGTGTGTGGATATTTCACAAAATCCTACTGAGTCAGCAACTGTCTCAACAGGCACATAATATTAGTCGGGGGGGCGGGGCGACTTGCCCCCTTGACGAACCCGGAAATTTGTGATATTCTCT